TAACTATTACCATTTTGTTAGTTGCTTTCCTAATCGGCTTACTCTTCTATTTTTTCGATTTCTAATCCTAACAGCCCTACTCACCACTAGGGCTTCTTGTCTAAAATAATCGTCAATTTCTAGATATATCAAATACTTCAATGCGTGCACCAAATTAAGCTTTTATACTTCACCCCTATACAATCGCATAGGGGTGGTAAGATAGCGCATCTCTTGATAGCTTAAATTAGACGAAAACGTCATCCCAAGGGTTATTTTCTACAAGAATTGGTGAATTGCAAGATTTAAGATCATTTTTAGCCGCTTTCTGCTCATGTAGATCGGATACTTTTTTCGTCATGAGCTCAGCTGCCTTAACACTCTTCTCAAACTCAGGTGATGTGTAAATTGAAGAGGGCTTTGGCATGATATCTACCCAAGCGTCAGAATCTGCATTGTAATTGCGCAGCTCTTCCTCGAACCAGTGCTCTTGCCTTTTCATATTGCCAGTGAATTTAAGTGGATTTGATACGACAGAGTGAAGAAAAGAGATTGATTCAGCCTCTTGACCACGCCTAAGATGCTTAAAGTGCTGAGAACACAGCCAGGTAGATTCGAATTGAACTGACACAGCAATTGGGCATTGTCTACCTTCATGGGAAAAGCTGCAGGTCATATCTGATAGGGGTATTCCAACTTTAACTTGATTGTCTTGCTGATCTTTCATTAGAAATTCCTTTTCTTTGCGTTTGATTAATTAACTTCTGCCTTTCAACGGCCTTGTCTACTTCCATTTGATTCTGATAGGCAATATAGCTGTCAATGAAATAATTTCTGCTGTGGGCCCAGTCTGAGGCTCCATACATGCCCAATTCTTTACCGCCCATGGCCTTAACAACCCTTGCAGTGATAGGATCTCTGAATGACATGCCATTGCTAGCGTGTTTAGATTGCGCCATCACATGGCCCCACTGAATGACCGCGTTATCTCTGGGGTCGCCATTGATTATTTTGATAATATCACTAATTTTTGGACAAAATGTCCCATTGTTCCTCATGTGATGCTTAAACGATATTTCGATGTCGTCTATTGATTCACACTCCAAGCCCTCCCACCACATTGCAGCCACCCCCTTCGATATTGTCTTGTCGTAATATTCATGAACCATCGTCAATATGATCCCAAATCGCTCTAAATCCACATTTCTCATATTCTATCCTTGTACAATAAATGATCGACCACGCCTTACATTGAGCTTAACTCCGCGCTCTTTTCCTGCATCCACTCAAGGATCATGTTAGCGTTTGATTGCCCTTTTGCCGTCAAGCTACTCTTGGGCTGGTTAATTAATGCGATGAACTTGTCAACATTAACCGCATTTCGGCAAATAAGCTCAATATCGTTATATCGCGTGTTTCTGTCATTGATGCCCATGTGGTGATCTGACAACTTGCATCCATCAATCGCCATTTTAAGCTGATCAACCATGTAACCATCTTTCAGCCTAGCCTCAATTGCCAATCTCCTCTTAGCATCCATGATTGACCTAGGGCTAACCATTACATCTTGCCAATGCTTAAAGATTATTTGGGCAAATGAAACTTTCGATGGCGCCATCACAGCGGTCGAGTCTTTAGCTCGACAAACAGGTTTTGACAGATGATCTTCATTGTCATCCCAAGGGTAATTGTCATTTTCTAATAGAGCCTTAGTTTTTTTGCTCGACAATGTTGTTGACTTAGATTTTGATGTAGATTTTTCTTTTTCTTCTTTTGAATCTGATTGTTTATCTTGTTTTAAGTGTTGGTATTTATCTATATCTTTATCTATATCTATATCTTTATCTATATAGCCATCGCTAAGCATTGCTTGAGCATTGCTTAAGCAATGCTTGGAGTATGCTTCGACTATGCTTGGACTATTCTCTAAGCATGCTTCGACTATGCTTGTACTATAGTCTGAGCATTCATTAAGCATTGCTTGAGCATTACTCTGACTATCATCTTCAGCACTCCATCTTGCTCTAGCCCCTTTCTTTCCTCGTTCTACGTTTTTAGCGCATGATTCCTTGGCTCTTGCTAGGTCTCGCTCAATCCTTTTATGGTAAAGCTTGCCATCTTTAGCTATGAAAAATGATCTGATCATGACTTTCATATCATTCCACTCTTCAATATTTTGCCCAATGATCCTAGATAAGATTTTGTCATCGTCAGGTAGAGGTCCATTTGTCCAATAATCAAATATCAAAAGAAGGTAAGCCGCATGCTCTTGCCAAACTAATCTAGTAGTTCCACTTAAGTAAGCGCCAATATCAAGAGGTATCCAAATGTTAATTTTACTTGCCATAATTAATCCCTAACTTGTCTTGAAGCCCATGCAAGGAAAGCATTTTCATCAATGAAAATACGGCCGCCTATCTTTTTAAAGAATGAAATTGCACCTTGCTTATCTCCTTTATCTGCTATGGCTCTGATATTTCTTATCCCATTCAGACTTGGCCATGAGTGGTGTTTTTCCCAATCAGTCATCAAAATATAATTATTTCCGTCAATCTTCATACTTGCCCCCATTAAGTTACATTAAATTAAATACATCGGAGCGCATTGTAATTTAATTATATTTACAATTCAATTGTTATTATTGTGATTTAATCTTACATATTTGTAATCCATTATCTTAACTTATTGTATTTACTTAGAATCATTAAAATAAATAAGGAAAAGTGTTAAAAGATGTTACATTTAGTTAAAAATAGTGTAAAGTATGTACATGAATTCAACTTGAAAATTGACTGAGAAATGGAGGTTGAGCAGTAATGTTGCCCGATATCTATACCTTTATGTGCGACATGCCGATAGTTGCAAAGGCTAGAGCAAGATCCACAGTTGAGAAGTCTTCCACTGCTACCAATGGATTTTCAATACGCCACTACACTCCAGTAAAGACGGCAAATTTCGAGGAAGAGTTGGCATTGAGAGTATCTAGATGGCTAAGAATGCACGAGCTGCCTATAGCGCCTAAGGTCGCCTTAGAAGTATGGCTAGAGTTTCACCATAAGAGGCCGGCTAACAATAAGTTAAAGCATAAGGTTACCAAGCCAGATTGTGACAACATTGCTAAGTCAGTGCTTGATGCTCTTAATGAGGTCCTCTATCACGATGACAGCTATGTAACGGATTTACACGTATTAAAAAGATTCAACGATGTGCCGAAGGATAGAATTAAAATTTCATTTCAATACAGGGAAAAGGTCGACTGATGATTACACAAGATGAGCTGAAAGATAATCTTAAATATAACCCAGAGACTGGTAAGTTTATCTGGTTAAAAACAAAGATTGGTGGTGGTGCAGTAAAGGGTAAGATTGCCGGCACTAAGTATAACGGTGAAATTAGGATTGGCATTAATAGAAGACCATACCTAGCTCACAGACTGGCATGGCTATATGTGCATGGGTATTGGCCTAACACAATGTTACATATTAATTTAGATAGACATGACAATAGACTTGTAAATTTAAAAGAAACGGACAAGAAAATAAACGCAAGAATTAAATATTAAATAACCGGAGATTGATAATGTTAATTTATAAGAAAACTGGAGCATAAAATGAGTGCAGTAATAGAACATGAAGATGTGAAGAAAGAAATCTCTTATACTAATGACCAAATAGATTTAATAAAGTCTGTGTATTGCTCTGGAGCTACAGATCAAGAATTTCAACTTTTCTTAGCGATTGCGGAAAAGAAAGGCTTAAGCATATTAGACAATCAGATATATAGCATACAGCGTGGGAACAAAAGAACCATTCAAACCTCTATTGATGGATTTAGATTAATAGCTTCAAGAACTGGAAGATTGATCGGAAACAGTGACGCGACCTTTGTTGAGAAGGATGGGAAAATAATATCAGCTTCTGTAACTATTAAAATGCTAGTTGGTTCTCATGTTGCTGAATTTACCGCTACTGCTTACATGGATGAATACATGCAAGTATTTAATGGTAAACCTGGTGGGTTATGGGCTAGGCTACCTCGTGCTATGTTAAGCAAGTGCGCTGAGGCATTAGCACTTAGGAAAGCCGCACCTAATGAGCTAAGCGGCCTTTACACCGCAGATGAGTTGTCTCAGGCAGACTCAACCAGTACTAAGCAAGAATCATCCTACAAGCCTAAAAAAGTAGATCCATCCCCTAATACTGAAATACTCGAAGCTGCCTTTGATGTATTGGATGCTACGCAAACATTATTGGACAACGCGAAGATCATTGCTGGCAGTGGTCAAGTAGCTTTGCGTGAATGGTATAGCTGCCTAGATAAAAATCAAAAGAATCTAATTAAAGATCGCATGCAGCCTATCGCTGAATTAGCCAAAGAATTCGATGCTAAAGAGGACATCTCTAATGTTGACGCAGCTTAGTCCTTACATTCCCGTGGTATTTCAGTCTAAGCCAGGAATATGGAATAAAGGCGTAGCCATAGCAATTCTTGATTATTCACAGGAGCACGACCTTCTGTGGGTGATTGCTGAGGATAAGACGGGTGAAGTCTGGACTCTGAATAACAAGCTAATAAAGTTGCAGCAGAATATAACAATGGGGAGGGTATTATGACAATTAAACAGAAAGATATATCCGAAATAACCATAACTCATGACGGTAGGATGACGCTATCTAATGCTGCTAAGTATATTGACTGCTCGGCTCATTCACTACGTCTATATATGTCCCTAGGCATAGCACCGGCTTACTTTTCTATCGTCAATAAAGTGTATTTTTATAAAAAAGACATCGACGAATGGTTGGAGTTACAAAAAATTTCACCTGCATTTGCTAAAAGCAGAATAGCATCGCAGAAGAAGAAAGGACAATAATTAATGAATGACTGGGAAGAGCAAATGTTTGATGTAAAGCGTAAAGGAAACTGCAGTGAGTGCGTAAAAAGAGAAGAAAACCCCAAATCTGTATTATCAGTAACAGGCGGATGTTATACGTGCGATATTTTCCTAAGAGAAGACTTTATCAATAAATTTGCAGATAGAGATCAAAAAGGCGTTAAATTTGATGATAATAAGCCATCTTTTGCTTGTTTGCCGCCTGCTGGATTGAATGAACTTGGAAAGATAGAAGCTCTTGGCAAGAAAAAGTACGGCCCAAATAATTATCGCAATGGATTAACGTCTAGTCGGTTCATAGATGCCATTTTCAGGCACTCTATCGAATTTATGGACGGCAAAGACCATGATGCTATTGATGGCAACTCGCACCTTGCTAGCATAGCTTGGAACGCTCTTGCATGCCTGCAGGCAATAGAAGATCACCCAGAACTTGATGACAGGTATAGAAAATGAAGCATAAAAAAGTAACTCAGAAACTGCTTAAGGAAAACCTGAACTATTGCCCTGAATCAGGGTTATTTACCTGGATAACTTCACGTCAGAAAGTAAAATTCGGGAAAATTGCAGGGTCCATAACTAAGAATGGCTATGTGGTAATAGGATTAGGTGGAATGTCTCACTATGCACACAGACTTGTTTTTTTGTACATGAATGGTAGATGGCCTCAACATAGAATTGACCATGAGAACTCCTTAAGAAATGATAATAGGCTTGATAATCTCAAAAAGAGCTATAGGATTCCAAATAAATCTATAACAGGGAAATAAGATGCACTCTGCTAAATTGATCGCAATATCGAAGACATTAGGTGACTTAGAACACTTAACGCCAGAGGAATTTATAGTTTACACCGCCAGGGTGTCATCACCTGCTAACCAGGGTAATTTAGATACTTCAGTTAAATTGCTCAAGTATCTTATTACTCATGGACACTTCTCGCCCTTGCAGATGGTTACCGCAACCCTTGAGATAAGCACCACTAGAGCTATAAGTAGGCAGTTATTGCGTCATAGGAGCCTAAATTTCCAAGAATATAGCGGAAGATACGCCGAAATGAACTCCGAAATGGTCGAGCAAGAGTGCAGATTGCAAGATCCAAAAAATCGTCAGAATAGCGTTATTACTTACGATGAGGACCATTGCGAAAATTGGGACGAAATACAATATGACGTGTGGAATACTGCCATTGAATCCTATCAAGATGCTATTTTAAGGGGAATTGCCAAAGAAGTAGCTAGGTCACTACTTCCGGAAGGCTTGACGGCTAGTACTCTTTATGTCACCGGAACTATTAGAGACCTAGTGTTTTACATGAAAGCTAGAATAGGCAATGGCACTCAAAAAGAACACGAATTATTAGCAAGATCAATGGCAAGTGAACTAAGGGAGTACTTCCCAAATACTTTACAAGCCATGAATATCTAACTTGGTTCAGTGTCTTTTTTAAGCAATAAACTTCCACTAGCAGATGTAAACAATATTGCCAGCCCGGATGCAAAAGTAGTCGGGCTGAACTCTTGATAATCTAATAGTTGAAGTATCAAATAGGCAACAAAAGACATAAAGAAACAAATTCGAATAATATCTGCTGTCTTGTTGTCAGATGTTGTCAAAGCACTCTTTATAAATTCCATCATGGGTAGTAAGTCGGTAATAATTCCTTACAAGCCGCCTGTGACTTCACTCCTCTTCCGGAAAATAACAACATTTCACCAATTCTTCTTTCCTGCAAGTCTTCTACTGGATGCCTTTCAGCATTACACCATGGTAAAAAGTCATGAGAATTACCATATCCGTCAATATTAAGATTCTTTAGCAGTGTTGACCCAGATAATGCACCAATGCCTAAATTATAGGCAAATGATATTAATGCGCAGTATTGGCAGTCATCTAAATCGTAATCGACTAGATTGCTAATCTCATCGTATAAAGTACTAATCTTATTTTCTAAATCTAAATTAGCTTGCTGCTGAGTCCAAGTAGAACCTTTGATAATATTATAACCCGTACTGCCATAACCAATAGTCCACGGAGCATCACCACTAACAGGATCCGGATAAGCCTCTAACTTGCATCCTTCCCACTGTTGCAGCATTAATGTCGCATTCGTTAAATCGGTCATAAATCAAGCTCAATTGTCTAAATAATATATAATATTAACTTAATTTTAAGAGGATAATTCAAGTTATGGACAGAAAAAAAGTTAAAAATGAAATAATTGATGAGATTGACGCTGAATTTATAGCAAATGAAACATTTGGCGAGACTATTGCTGACAAAGTTGCTGAAATTGGTGGTAGCTGGTCATTTATTATATTTTTCTTTGCCGTGATGATTGGCTGGTGCGCTCTTAATTCTTTCGAGATTTTTGTTCATCCGATAGATCCCTTCCCTTATTCATTTCTCAACCTATTTCTGAGCTGTGTTGCTGCCATACAATGCCCGATAATTATGATGTCAAATAATAGATCGAGCGAACGAGATAGGATTAAAGCCAATTTAGACTTAACCATAGACTCAAAAAATGAAATAGAAATAAAGAAATTACATGATAAGGTAGATCATCTAATAAAAAGAACCTCTGAGTGATCGGTCAACAATTCATTACTGGATGAATATAAAATGGCGAAGAAGATTAGCAACGCAACTGAGAAGATTCTGTCCGAGTCTCCCATTAACTCGAAAAAAGCGAATGAAGAGCAGATGACGGCGCTTGCCCACGCATGCTGGAAGTACCGACTTCAAGGGTTTTCATACGTTGAAATAGGTGTAATGCTTGGATTCTCCACTGCAATGGTGAAAAATTACATTAAATCACTTAATGCTGAATATCAGATGGAGATCTGGGAAGATGTTGATTCTTTTCGCCAAGATCTAGCACTTAAGTTATTTTATATTGCTAACGAGACTTCAAAGCAATGGGAAAATGCCAAGAGCGACTTTACGGTATCCCCCGCTCATGTTGCATACCTAAAAAATACACGCGATGCCATTAAAGATCTTCGTGACTTGATGGGCCTAGACGCTCCTAAGCGCACAGAAGTTGAAGTTAGCACTGGCGCTGTACCTTACACGATTACAGTTAATCTTGATGGGTCCACTAAATAATGGCTAGCCCAATATCATATACGCCAACACCTACCGGCCTTAAATTTCATCTTGACCCTAATCGTGTTCGACTGCTTATTGGTCCTGTTGGCTGCGGAAAATCTGTTGCTGCTTGCTTCGAACTATTCAGACTGATGGCTTCTCAAGATCCTTCACCTGACGGATTTAGACGTACAAGAATGATCATTACTCGTGAGTCATACCCAATGATCACGACTACTACATTGCGTACGTGGAAGCAGCTTTTCCCGTGCCCTGAGACAGGACGAATTGTTCATGGCTCACCCATAGTCCATTATTTCGAATTTGGAGACATCAAAGCTGAAGTGGTGTTTATGTCCATCGAAAATGATGATGACATTAAAAAGCTAATGTCTCTAGAGAGTACGTTTATTTGGATGAATGAAGCTAGATTTTCCATGCTAGACATTCTTCATCATGCCGTAGGCCGTACTGGACGTTACCCATCTAAAGAGTTTGATGGTGTTAAGGCTACGCGGAGTGGTGTTATTTTAGACACTAACCCACCTGACAATGATCACTGGCTATATGACCAATTCGAAATTAAAAAGCCCAATAATTACTCCGTTCATCACTACCCACCAGCATTAATTGGGCATAAAGATGATGTTAATGGTTTAACTTGGACAATTAATCCAGATGCCGAGAATATTGCTAATTTAGGCGAAGGCGCTGATTATTACTTAAAGCAAGTTAACGGCCCAAGTGAAGAATGGATTCGAGTTTATCTTTGTGGTGAATGGGGAAGTACCATTGATGGTCGACCTGTCTACCCTGAATATTCCGATTCCGTTCACTTTGCACCAATGCTAAAGCCAGTTGCAAATATACCTATTATCTTAGGGTGGGATTTTGGACTTACTCCTTGCTGTGTAATCTCTCAGTTATTGCCTAATGGTCAATTAATAATCCTAGAGGAGATAGTAACGTCTTATATGGGTATTACCTCATTTATTGTTAATTGTGTAAATCCAATCCTATCTAGTAGATACGGTGACTTTGAAATCGAAGTATCTGTTGGTGATCCTGCTGGCTCAGCTGATATGGGCGGCAAGCTAAATGAGCGTCAGACCTGCTTCACCATCCTTAAAGATCATGGGATCAATACAATACCGGCTAAGACTAATGCGTTCTTACCACGACGAGAATCTGTTGCCAGAAGATTAACAACAATGATTGATGGTGATCCTAGTATTAAAATAGGCCCATTAGCGCCCATGATTAGAAAAGGGTTAAAGGGAGCTTATCATTACGAAAAAGTTAACATAGCCGTAGGTAAAGGCGAAACAAAGTACAAAGAAATGCCGGATAAAGACCAATATTCACACTCGCAAGATGCTCTACAATACATTACTTTGCAATTTGATAGTTTCAAAGCGCCAAACTCGTCTCGTACCAACGAGCACTTAATGAATCAACTAGGGTATAACACCCCGCCACGGAGATATTAAAATGCCAAAAACAAGTTATTTACTTGGCCAAGCTGTATCAGATGAAAAGCCAGATCGTGATTTAGATGACGATCAATTTATTTCTAGGTCCATTGAGCGCGTTAACGAATGGTTCGCGTACTTCAACATGAATATTGAAAACGCTAAAGAGGATATTTACTTTGCCGTCATTAATCAGTGGGATCAAAATTTATATCAAGAGCGAGTTCAAGAAGGCAAAGCTTGCCTGCAAATTAATTATATCTATGCCCTTATTGCCAGCTTAGTCGGCCAATATCGTAAGCAAACCCCAGAATTTAAGGTATACACGACGACCGATGAAAGCAACCCAAATGCTGAAGTAAGCCAGCCACAGATTGATCTATACGATGGACTAATGAGACAAATATTTTTTGACAATAAGTCAGAAATTGTATTTCAACAAGCCGGTGAAAGCGCGTTATTACGTGGATTTGGCGCCATTGCTGTTCATGTTGAGTATGAATCGGACATGTCCTTTAATCAAGTGCCAAAATTTAGGGCAATTGATGATCCTTTAACATGTTTTTGGGATTCCACAGCTAAAGAAGCAACTAAATCAGATAGTAAGTTTTGCGGTGAGATGATTACTTACACAATCCAGGAGTTTAACGATAAATTTCCAGATAGAAAGAAAGATTTTGCAGACGAAATGCCCTCTTCATTCCCTTCGACTCAGCTAAATAGAGAATCTGATAGCTTTTGGCGCTCTGAAGAATGGGTTAGAGTAGCAAACATGTATGTGAAAGAAGCTTACCCTATGCAGATTGCCCTTTTAAGCGATGGCAGATCACTAGAAATATCTGAGGCTAGAGAAGAGGTTAAGCTGCATCAAGAAATGATCTCTCGCGTTAAGAGCAAAGAGAAGAAGTTAAAGAAGACAATGACCTCTTTAGGCTTCGGAATTAATGATAATTCTTTTTTAGATACTCATGAAGCACTAGAAATTGTCGATACTAGAGATACCATCGACTACAAGATAATGAATTACATCATGTCTGAGGATGAGATCTTAGAAGAGGCTGTATGGCCTAGTAAAATAATGCCAATTATCTTTGTAGATGGCCATAGTCAATTTATTGAAGGCAAGCAATTCACCAAGTCTTATCACCGAACAGCTAAAGATGCGCAGAAAATAGTTAATTACACGGCGTCCGAAGCTATTGAGAACTTGATGAATTCTCATAAAGAACAGTGGATCGGAACACCTGAAAACTTCAAGGGTTACGAAGCAATGTGGAGAAATCCTTCATTAGCTAAAGGCGCTCTCGTAGCCAATAGAGATCAAGGAATCATGCCGGAGCAGGTGGCACCCCCTCAAATATCACCTAACTTTATGCAATTGTTTCAGCAATCCACGCAAGATATTAAAAACACATTAGGTTATTTTGAGGCAAATACTGGCGAACAAGGTAATGAAAAGTCAGGTGTTGCTATCAATAACCGAGCTAAACAAGGATCAATGGCTAGTTTTGTGTACTTTGATAACTGGGGCAGAGCTATTGAGCAGACCGCAAAGTGTGTAATGTCATTAATTCCGTCTCTTTATGATAGTACACGTAATATAACAGTTAGAAAGGCATCTGGTGATCAAAGCATCGTCAATATCAACAAGCCCAAAGGTGATGACTACGAAAATGATCTAACAAAAGGTAATTATGGAATTGAAGTTACTGTTGGCAGCAACTATGAAATTCAGAAGCAAGAAAATATGGACTCTCTTAAAGACCTTATGGCCACTCTTGCTCCAAGTAATCCTATGCTTGTTGGCGCACTGGCTGATCTTTATGCTGCTAATACTGATCTTGAAAATACGACTCAAATTGTAGATCGTATACGACAAGTTATTCTTGGTAAAAATCCTGCTGATATTCTGCGTGAAGAGATGGATATGCCGGAAGAACCTAAAAAACCTAATCCTGAAGATCAGATGATGCAGATAGAAATGCAACTTAAACAAGGTGACCTACAGTTGAAACAAGGAGAGCTGCAATTAAAGGCCGGAGATCAAGACTTGAAGAAAATTGAGCTTCAATTACAGCAACAAGAGATTGAATTAAAGAAAATATTAGCTAAAAATGAACATGAGAAAAATGTTATTGCAGCCGATAAGAACAATGTAGAAAGAGAAAAGGCCGATTTATCTCTGCAAGAAATAAAGGCAACTACTGACGCTGAACGATATCATAGTGATGCTAATATTGAAGTCGAGGGAATGAAACTTGCTGGAAATATGCATAAATCTATACTAGATGCACATGGTAAAACTGCTGAAATCCATAAAACCCATCTTCAAGGTCTACATGATTTCCGCAATAATCATCCATCGGTAATAGTAGAGGATTAATTGATATAATAGGTTGTCAGTTCTGAAAAGACGCAAGTTTTGCCATTCCAGTTTGGCATAAGCTGACAATTATATAGATATCAATATTAAGTTGTTATATAATTATACCGTCAGTGGAGGAGTCCATAATATCGACCATTCCTAGCGGTTGTCGATGCTGACACTCACTCACCTATAGCTAGGACTAAAAATGATCACACAATCTGAATTGAAAGAAAAATTAGAATATAATCCTGAGACAGGTAATTTTACGTGGAAGTCTACCAGTCATAAAGCTAAAATAGGATCGATTTCCGGTACTAAAACAGCTGCAGGATATAGAACAATAGGTTTGAAAGATAAACAGTAAACAGTATTTAGCACACAGATTGGCTTGGATATATATGTACAATGATTTATCCCCGCAAACGATTGATCATATTAATTTAATTTTAGATGATAATAGGATCTCTAATTTAAGAGCAGTAACAGGATCTGATAATATAATAAAACAACGTATTAGATGTGATAACAAGACAAGATCTAAGGGAATTTATCAAACAAAATACAATAAAAAATGGTGTGCAGCAGCTTGCTTGAATGGAAAGAGATATTTTTTAGGAAGTTTTTTATACGAAAGAAGAAGCTGTAAATTCTTATGATAATTTCGCGAAAAATAATCATGATGAATTTTATAAATGTAAATAAAGTTAAACCCCGGCTTGCTATTGAGGAAGACCCCCGGGGTTTAAATAATACTATTTGCGAACTTTTGGTAATTTATCACCGATTTCATAGCACATATTTCCGCCCATCGGGATTTTTACATCACGCATAGACATGCCATTCATCGATTCACCACTAACTGGTGTTCCCTTGGTTGATTTCATTGCATCACTCATGCCTTCACGGCCACCTTTTGATGATGCCATTTCTTTTGGTGCTTTCATTCTCATTGAATCTCTTGAGCCATCTTGAGCTTTATACGGAACTGATCCCATAACTTTCACCTTGTTAGTTAATGTCATTATTGACAATAATAATGTTAACACTCTATAATTACTTTATACAAACGGTCTGTCAATCTCCGATTTTGTACTGCCCACAACGAATTAAAGAGCCGCTGTGGGTTTTTTTTGCCTAAAAGTATTACTTTTTCTTAAACGATTTAAGTGTCTCAGCTAAAGCAACTTCCTTTCTAATCTTAGGCGATTTGGATTTCTCACCCTTTTCAAGTTTCTTTTCTGGTATCTTCTTGCCTTCTGGAACTTTAAGAGCCTTATGCAGAGCTCCTTTATCCTTGGTAGCATCAGCTATCCACATTTTCTTGTCAGCCATTATTAAGCCCTAATAAATATAACAATCTCGCCCAGATCCCATCTAGCTTTGGTTCCGAACTAATTACTTTCCCAAATCGTTCACTATTTCTGATACTGGCTCCGCTACAGCTTCTATAGCTGCTAATGCTGGCGTAATAACTGGGGCTTCAGCAACGGCAACAGCCTCAATTACTGGAGCAATATCATCAATAATTGGCGCAGCAGCAGCAGGAGCGATTGATTTAACACCAGCAATAACAGTATTAACCAATGAAATGGCGTCTAGACCCTTAGCTTGTAGCGCAATATGACATACAGCAGATAATGCACTTTCTAATTCTTCACTTAATGTTAAAAAACTCATTTTTACTCTCCAGTTTTGAAAATAATATTATACAATTTTATTAAGAATATTTAACTACAATACTCAGTCACTATAACTATACCAGGTGCTCCAGATGCGGCAGTGCCATTTTGCGTTCCAGATGCTCCACCACCATAGCTTTTTCCTGCATTTCCTGCCGACCCTGATGCTGCGCCTTTGCAAGATAATCCATAAAAAGAAGCGCCACCAAATCCAGATCCTTGACCATTTGTTGTAAATTGACCAGGGCCACCATCACCACCCGGAATTGCCATAATTAACTTCCCACCAGCTACACTACCAGCTGCGCCACCGCTTCCTCCTGGAGTAGATGCGACAGTTATCGATACCCCTATTCCACCTCCAGTTGTCACAACTAAAGTTGAAACGGAAGTTGCAACCCCTGCATTACCGGCAGTTCCTCCAGTACCAATTGTTACTGTTTGTGAAGATCCAATTTGCGCAGCAGTAAATAATCCTTTTGTATAAGATCCTCCGCCAGATCCAGAAGAAATGTTACTTGCTCCAGTAGTAACTCCACCACCACCACCACCAACAGCTTCAATAATACAATAAAGCATTCCTGAAGTTGGCGTGTATGTTCCACTAGATGTAAACGTTTGAGTGTTAACTATTTGAAGTGCCGTACCAATTCCAGCTTGCCATGTAGGTAATGCGCTAGTGCCATTAGACGTTAATACTTGGCCGCTAGCTCCTACTGAAGCAATAGATTGTAACGCTCCTGTTGAAGTTGTGCCGCCGCAAATTACTGAATATGCAGTAAATGAAGCATCTCCTGTACCGCCACTACCTACTGCAATAGGAGTTGAAAAAGTAGTAGCACCAGCAATGGTCTGCGCGCCCTGAGTCATTACAAATGATGCGTTTGTTCCAGCGTCTGGAATCGTATAGTTTCTTGCTCCAGCTTGTGGAGCTGTCAGCACACTAGTTACTGTGTTCCCAGTATTATTACTAGCATAAAATAAAGTATAACCAAAACCTGATGATGTAGGATTAATAGCTAGAGCACCACCGGCAGATCCTGGAGTTCCTAAAAATACTGTATTAAAACTACAGGTCCCACTTGAATCTCTAGATGCCAATGTTGATGCCGTTGCCGATGAAGAATATGCTAATGATGCCAATTGACTACTACCATTTG